TTATCCCAGTACCACGTCCAGCACCATCATCACCGAGAAGCCCACGGCGAAGAGAACCGTGCCCACATGGGAGTGCTCGCCCTCGGACATTTCGGGGATGAGCTCCTCCACCACCACATACAGCATGGCGCCGGCGGCAAAGGCCAGCAGATAGGGGAGAACGGGGAAGATGGCGCCCGCGGCCAGCAGCGTCAGCACTGCGCCCAGGGGCTCCACCACGCCGGAAAGCGCACCCATCAGGAAGGCGCGGGGACGGCTCATGCCTTCCTCCTTCAGGGGGATGGAGATGATCGCGCCCTCGGGGAAATTCTGGATGGCAATGCCCAGCGACAGCGTCACCGCAGCGGCGGAGCTGATGCCCGCGTCGCCGGCCAGCATACCGGCCAGTACGGCGCCCACGGCCATGCCCTCCGGCAGGTTGTGCAGCGCCACGGCCAGCACCATCATCGACGAACGCTTCAGGCTGCAGGGCATGCCCTCGGGGCAGGCGGCATTCTGATGCAGGTGGGGGACGATCTTGTCCAGCAGCATCAGGAAGCCGAAGCCCAGCCACAGCCCCACCAGCGCTGGCAGGAAGGACAGACTACCCATGTGCGAGGCCTGCTCCATGCTGGGGATGATCAGCCCCCAGACGGAGGCGGCGACCATCACGCCGGCAGCAAATCCGGTCAGAGCCCGCTGGAAGGCGCGGGGCAGGGCTTTGCGGACGAAAAAGACGCTTGCAGCGCCAAGTGTTGTGCCAAGGAGGGGGACAAAGATCTCGCGGAGGATCTCAAACATTGGGGAACACCTCGGTTTCTGTCGTGTTCTGTCATCAGGATTATACCACACCCGGGTTGCGAATGAAACGGCTGCACGAAAAAAAGCCGTCCGGCGAAGCAGCCGGACGGCGGAGACTGCCAAAACCTCCCTGGGAGGTGTCGGAGGGCCCGCAGGCCCTCTGACTGTAATCGTATCGCGGGGGAGTCTTCGACTCGTTTATCCGCCGCCGGGGCGGGGCGGTTTCGGCATCAGCCGAAACCATTCCTTACATTTTTTGCGGCCGTCAGCTTTAGCTGACAGCAAAAAATGCAAAACTTCCACTCAAAAAAGTGGCCGCAGCCACTTTTTTGACACGCAGAGCCGCCCGGCGAAGAAGCCGGACGGCGGATTGTCAGTATTCCATTGCACGGTCGGAATCGCCTGTGCCCTCGGTGGTGGGGTCAATTACCACGCCCAGGGCGCTCAGCAGGGTCAGCAGCGCCGTGATGGCCTGCATGACGCTGGTTTCCGTGATTGCCGGGGCGATGTCCAGCAGCGCCAGCATGTCAAAGACGAAGGCGATCACGGTTGCCAGCAGGGTGGTGAGCCACACGCGGTTGCGCAGACGTACACGCCAGTTGATGCGGATAGGTCATTCCTCCTTTCTGATGCGGTGGGGTCAGGGGCGGTGGTAGGCCTTCAGGTCGCGGATGTCGTGTTCGACTTCGTCCATGCGCCCCTCCAGGCGAAAGGTGCGCTCGATGAGCCGGTTGTGCTTGCCGACCTCGTCCTCCAGCCTTTTCAGACGGAAAGATGTCAGGGAGGATGCAGCCATCACGCCGGTGAGGCTGCCCACCAGCGTGCATGCGCCGGAGATCAGCGCTACAACGATCGAATCAGACGTAGCCATCACCTCCCAGGGCGGCCCAGGTCAGGGGGCCTGCGACGCCATCTGGGTCAAGGCCGCGCCGGTGCTGATAGGCCCGGACACAGCGCTGCGTCACGGGACCGAAGACACCGTCCGCCGCCAGGTCGTGGCCAGCCTGCTGCAGCGCCTGCTGGAGCAGCGTCACATCTTCGCCGCAGTTGCCCCGGCGGAGCGTCGGGCGGGCGTCCGTCAGGTCGCTTTCCGCCAGCACGCCCCAGTACTTCCATTTGCCGATTTTGCTGTCGGCCTTCACCTGCATGCCCTCAGTGGAAGCGTGAACGATGCGCAGCGGATTCACCTGCGTCACCAGGCCGATGTGGCAGAAATCGCCCAGACCGTCTGAGAATTTGGCCGGAGTCTGCGCCTTCCACTTGAAGACAGCCATGCCGGGCTGCAGATCGGCAGCGGAGGCGATGCGTCCCTTGCGGGAGAGATGCTTGCGCCAGATGGTGTTGCTGCCATGGTAGATGCGCTGCCCCTGCAGGCGGTATGCGCGTACGAACATGCCGGAGCAATCGATGCCGCGCTCGTCGTTCGTGCCGGGGGAGGCATAGGGCCAGCCGATGCAGTCCTCAAAGGCTGCGATCAGCTGCCGGGTATCGATCATGGAGTCACTTCCTTTCAGATTTTTTCGATCACCTTCATCGTCACGGTGGAGTAGACCGAACCGGTGTAGGGGAAGAGGGACAGGATATGCCGGCCGGTGGCGATCACGCCGAGGCTGTCGCGGCGGAGGTACGGCAGGGCGTTGAAGGTGCCGCCGGAGTAGACGTCGGAGGGCACTGTGTTGCCGTCCACCATCACGCCCACCACGCGCACGCCGTCGTCGGGGTCAAAGGTGGCTGTGCAGGTAAGCACCGCCGCCCAGTCCTCCACGCGGAAGTAGTGCTCGATCGGGGATGTGGCGGTACCGTCAGCGCGGCTGTGGGTGGTCACGTCGGTCACGCGGCCGCCGATGAGCCGGTTGGACGTTACCTCGCGGATGAGCTCAGCGATTTCGTCCGACGCATCGCTCAGGCGGTTGGAGAGGGTCAGGGTCACCTGCCCGGGCGTGCCGATGACGTCGGGCTTCGTGACGCCGATGATGCGCTCATGCAGCGTGATCCCGCAATCCGGCAGGGCCAGGCGGCACAGCTGCCCGAGGCGGAAGCGGTCTGCGGCCTCACCGGTGATGGCGGAGAGATCCGCCCCCTGTGCGGTGATGCTTACAGCCGGGGTGCTGTGCCGCTCCAGGTACTTTTCGGCCACGGCGTGAAGGGTCGGCGTATCGAAGACGCTGCCCGCAGTGAAGGTGCGGGCGATGCAGCCCCACTGCTCCATGGCGGCGGAATCCAGGTGCTGCTGGCCTGTGAGGGGGACGAGGCTGATGCGCTCCGTGCCCTGTCCTGCGCCAAAGGGAATCACCCGGGTGCACAGATCCGTGGCGTCCGTCACAATGCGCAGGGACGACAGGTTGCGGCTCAACCGGCCCTCACAGGCGTCGTCGTCAGACATCTCCAGCAGGTGCAGCGTCCAGGGGGAGGTGGTCTGGTCGAAGGCGAGCATCAGGCCGTCGGGGAGGAGGTCGAAGAGCTGCATCAGCGCGGTGAGCAGGTTCGTGCAGCCGCAGGCGAACAGCACCGTCGTGTCCTCAGGGACGGCTACATCGCCCAGCGTCCAGCGGGTTTCCGGCTGATGGCTCAGCAGCGCCTCAAGGGCTCCGCGGGCCGTGCCGGTGAAACTCATCGCCGGAACGACGCCGTCGGCAAGGGTGACCAGACCATGCTCCAGCCGGATAGTCTGCTGAAGCCCCGGGAGCATATCTGTTTCCATCACGCGGAAGACGCCCACGCTGCCGTTTTCGTCGTACAGATCGATCAGGTCGCGCACCTGAACGGGAGAATCCTCGGCGGCCAGGGTCATCTCCGCTGTGGAGAGGGGCGAAAGGGACAGATCAAGCCGCAGCCGCGATGGGGAAAGTCGGCAGCGCTCCGTGCCGTCCGGGGCGAGCAGCCTGGGCCTGCGGACCATCACAGCAGCCGCCCCCTTCCGTGGAACACCGCCTGCACGGGCTGGTCTGCCGTGGCGGCAATGGGCGTTTCCGCGCCGCAATCCGCCAGCAGCAGGTCGCTGGAGGCCGCCGTGCGGTGCATCAATACGCTTTCGCCATCAGCCTCCGCGCGGAGCAAGCCATCCTCCGTGCGGAGACTGAACACGCCGCCGGGGGCAAGGGTCAGGCGCTCAAAGGTCATCTGCGTCTGGCCGCAGATGAGGGTCAGGGTGGTGAGGGGATCCGTTCCGGTGTTGGTGACGGTGACGGCAACGGGGCAGTCGGGGCAGTCGCCGGGCAGGGTGAGAGCGCTGCTGCCGTCCGTGGACACGCTGGTCTCCGCTGTGTATTCCCAGAAGGGATCGGCACAGGCGGTGAATTCGATGATCAGATCATCCGACCAGCACAGGGCGGAGAGCAGGGGCAGCGTGTCGCAGGTGACGTGCAGCTGCTGGCCCGGACGGTCGCTGGTGGTCAGGACGCCGCCGGCGTCGGCCCAGGCATGGAGCTTCGCGACCAGCTCGCGGCGGTGCACGGGGTCGTACTCCGGGATGAAAAAGCTCACGCGCACCGTGATGCTTTCGCGCACACGCTGCAGCAGTCTCAGCCCGTGTCGTTCGGTAGGAATATACGTCACGCGGCAACGGGGGGGCAGCTCGGTAATGTCGGTCACGCGCAGGGACGGATCGACAGCATCAGGGGTCACGCCGTTCAGGGCGCAGGAAAAACGGGGCATCAGGCGAACCTCCTTTGTCTGGCGCGGCGGGCAATGGCGGCGGACACCGCCGGTGCGATTGCTTCGCTGAGCGCTTCGGGGTCATCTGCGGCGCTGCCAGGGCGGCGGTCGTCAATCGGCAGAGGATTGACGGGAACCGCCTGTGGCAGGGCGCGAGCCTCCTGCGGCAGCGGCCAGGTCTTGACGGTGGGAAAGGGTGCAGGGATCATGGATCAGCCTCCTTCAGGCGGCGGATGACGCCGCGGGTGATGTCGTTTGCGGGGCGGGCAGGCGCGGTGCATGGGAAGAATGCCGCTGCATCCGGCAGGGAAGCGTCGCCGCAGAGCCTCCACAGCAGCTGCAGCCCGTATTGCCAGGCGGCCTGCTCCCGGCGGTGCTCTCCGATGAGCATCGCCAGGGCTTCGATGGTGGGGACGGTGGTGCAGCGGCTCAGCACGCGGAGGATCTCCTCTGGTGCACATTGCCCGCATAAATGAAAGAAGGCCAGCGCTTCACGGGGGAAGCGCCGGCGCAGGGATTCAGCCGTCGGAGCGCCGTCCGAGCCCATGATGGCCATGACGCGGGCTGCGTCCTCCGGGTGGCGGCGCATGGCGGCGGCAAGGGGCGCCATATCGCCGTCCGGGGCGTGGGAAAGGTTGGACAGCGCCTCGCGGATCGCCGGGTCAGCGGCCAGTCGGCACAGGGGTGGGGTCAGGGCGCACATCAGCAGCAGCGTCACAGCTCCGCCCCCTTCAGCCACACCAGCCGGCAGGGGAGCGCTGGCGACGCCGGGTCGCGTTTCTGCGCCATCAGCGTGAAGGAAGCATCGCCCATTCCGTTACGGTTGACGCGGAGCGCCATGCCGCCGGTGCTGATGGGGCATTCCAGGCGGATGGCGAGCATCCCGCTGCCGGTGGAGCCCACCCAGCAGACGTCCTCTGCGGGGGAGGGCACGGGAGTGGGGATGGGCGTGATCGACGCGATGCTGCCGGTATTGACGTACAGCGGCGCATTCAGCAGGAGCGCTGCGTTGTCGGGGGAGATCTCCAGCAGCGTTCCGGAGAGGGTCACCTCCCAGCGGCCGGCCAACGTTTCGCCATCTGCAGGGGTGCGGCGGCCGCGGGTCAGGTCCAGCATGGCGGGTACACACCGGAAGGTGCAGCCGTCCTTCGTTGCGCCGATCAGGCAGCGCCCGTCCTCCAGCGCTTCTGCCAGCGCAGCCGCCGGATCGCCGGACTGCACTGCTGCATCCAGATCAAAGCCGCGCAGCAGCACGCCCTCGCCCAGCTGCAGGTGCTGGTGAGTGCCGGGATGGATCGAATCAAGCATCGCTTGCACCTCCCGCCACGCGCAGGCCATGCGTCACGCGGACGCCCAATGCGCCCTGCGTTTCCGGCCATTCGACGTTCATCCGGTCGCCACGGATCAGCAGGGCGTACCCGCCGGTCAGGGGCAGCTTTCTGCCACCGGAGGGGACAATCTTCAGCAGCGCATCGCCCAGTGCGAGCCGGTCTGCATGGCGGGCATTGCCGTGCACCCATCCGGTCAGGGTCACGCGGCCCGTGCCGTGCAGGGTGGCGGCCACACGGGCCTCGATCGTCACGAAGGGGAAGGCTGCGTCGGGCGGCACGGCATCTGCGGCGTAGGCGGAGCAGCCGGCTTCTGCCAGCAGCGCGACAAGCTGCGAATAGAGCTCCGTCAGCACGGGATCACCAGCCTTTCCACCGGCGCCTGCGCAAACTGAAGCCCGGAAAAGGCGGGGGTGCGCATGCCGTCGGAGCTGCCGGTCACACGGAAGTTTGCGCCGTCTCCTGCCCTGCGGACAATGTCGCCGGGCAGGAGAGTCACGTCCGTTTCATGCAGCAGCATGGCTGAGATTCGCAGTGTGGCGCGACCTGCGACGGAGGTTTCCCCGCCGCAGGTGTGGGTCAGTGCGCCGCGAAAGCAGGTCACAGGTTCCAGGGATACGGTTTCACCGCCCAGACCGTCGCTGGCAGCGCGGCGCTCCAGCAGCGTAAAGGGCTCGAAGTAGTCCGTCAGCATTACAGATTCACCTCCGTGTACATGCGCATGTATGGCGCCAGCTCGGGGGAGAAGGCACGCGTCCAGTGGGTATGGGCGGCGGTGCGGCTGTACTCGCCGAAGCGCTCGCTGGAAAGCGACGGATCGGGATGGGCCCTGACCCATTCGGCGATTTCCCCGCACAGACGGACAAACCCTGCGGGCGGCGCAAGCAGGAAGATCTGCCCTGTCCATTCGGCGTCCTGTGCGCCGGGGATGGCGCCGTGCTCGTTCAGCTGCCACACGCCGGCGTGAGGGCCGTCCAGCACGGCGATCCATTCACCGGGGGCAAAGACACAATCCGGCGTCAGCTTGCCGTCAATGGTCTGCCAGCTGCGGTCGAACCGCGCAGAAACAAAATGGTTGCGGACGTGGCGCATCACGTCCGGGATGGTTACTGTCATCAGCAAAACCTCCTTGAAAAAAGGGGGGGAGCCTCCCTGCGGAAGCTCCCTTGGTCGGTTTAGTCGGTGATGGTGTAGACGCACACGGCGGCGGGCTGCAGCACCTTCGCGCCGCTCAGACACAGGCCCTTCACGCCATCGGAGAAGCCGCGCTCGGGACGATAGGCGTCCACGCGGGTGATCTGGTTGGCGAAGGTCACGGCCTCGGGGGTCATGGCGATGATCTCCTTGGTCACCTCGCCGCTGATGTACAGGTCAAAGCCGGCGGCGCGGGCCACGCTGCCCTCGGCCAGGCGGTGGGCCGCTGCGGAGGTGCCGGTGATGAAGCGGTTGTCCATCAGCAGCTCCGTTTCCAGCTGCGGGGGCAGCACCAGCTTGCGGTCGGCGCGGGGAACGCCGGCCTCGTCCATCGCGGTCTTGATCTCCAGCAGCAGGGCGTACAGGCCGCCGTTTGCCTCCGTGGGGATGGCGGCGCTCTTCTTCACACCGGCGCCGGCGCGGATCACGGAGAGGATGTAGGTCTCCGCGTCGCGGGCCAGGCGGTCGGCGGCGTTCTTCATGGCCGCATCCATCAGATCGGCGCGGGCCTGCACAGCATCCACGTCGTTGATGAAGAAGTTGTAGTACGCGCCGTGGTCGATCACCAGGGTCGTGTCGGTGCCGGAGAGCTCCTCGGGGTCGTCGATGGCCACCGCCGGATCGTAGGGCTTGACGGTGATGTCATTGATGGTGTTGATGTGTACGGTGTCGCCCCACTGGCGGATGTCGCCCTCATAGTTGCGGTTGCACAGGGTGCCGAAAACCAGGGCATGCTGCAGCTTTTCCTGCAGGCGGGCGGACCAGAGCTGGGGAATGAAATTGGAAATAGCCATAATGTGAATTACCTCCTGTTAATGCGTGTTGTTTAAGTTGGGGGAGCCTCAGCCGTGCTGCATGAGTGCGGCGCAGATCTGGCTCCAGTTGCGGTTGATCTCCCCGGAGGTCATGCGGCGCACATCCTCAAGGGTGAGGGCGCTGGTATCCAGCGGGGGCGTGCAGATCTCGGTGGGGATGGGAGAGGGCTGCGAAAAGAAGGCTGCGTACTGCGTCCGCACGGGATGGAGCACGGCGGTCTCGTCGCGGAGATTCGGGCCGTCCCAGTCATCCTCGCTGGTTTTGACGGCCATCGACAGAAGCCCGAGGGCCTGCTCGTTTGCACCGGCACGCAGGAGCGCTGCGTTCAGCGTCTCCTGGCGGCGGGCAGCCACGCGCTGGTTTTCCGCCTCGATGCGGAAGGCGTCGAAATCCCGCTGCAGGCGTTCGGCTTCGTGCTGCTTTTCGGCAGCCTCGGTGCGGAGCGCATCCACCGTCTCCGCGTGGGCGGAGATGATACGCTCGATGATCACTTCGTTCAGCTCCAGTTCCTTCAGGAGCCTGCGGGTAAGGGCCATGGTGATTCCTTTCTGTGCGTTTCTGTGCACTTGAAAAGGGCGGACGACGGATCGTCTGCCCTTTACTGGTCGGCGGCGCTGCCGGGGTGCAGCAGCGCGGGGATGGCTTCATCGCTGATGTAGGGATTGAGGCGCAGGGCCGTCTCCTGGTCGATGTCCTGGCGCATCACGGCGATGTCGGCTACGGTTTCGGATTCGTTGGCGATGGACTGGCGCTTGAAGCGGATATCCTGGCACGGGCTGCCGAGCATCTCCAGCAGCGCCATGATGAACTGCCGCACCTGCCATTCGTAGCGGTCGGCCTTCAGGTTCAGGTTGGCGGTCGCCACACGGATGGCGACGTTCGTCAGGCTGGAGCCGGTCAGGGCGTCCATGTCCAGGGCCATGTAGTCCTGGTAGAGACTCCGCTCCAGCAGATCCAGCGCTGCGCGCCTGGCGGCATAGGGGACCTCGATGGTGTGGGGCTCGGCCGTTGCGCCGCTGCCGCTCCCGTCGGAGAGGTTCGCCACGGCCTTCACACGGCTGATCTGCTCCAGCAGCTCTGCCACCTCGTCCATCGTGCCGCCGAAGTTGTTCAGCACCCAGTAGACATCGTTGGCCCTGTCCAGGTTGTCGGCAAAGTCCGACAGGATGCTGTCGTAGGCGTCGATCTTCGCGCGGATGGCAGGGGTGAACTCGCTCAGTCCGTCGGCGTTGGCGCGCAGGGGGATCAGCGGGATCCGCCCATAGCCGGGTTCCTCGACGATGACGCTGCCCAGCGCATCTGTGCGCTGCGTGCGGCGGTAGGGCTGATGCGGGCCCGCGGGCTGAAGGGTGTTGCCCTCCCTGCGGAAAAGCTGCACACCCTTTGCGTCGAACACCCGCACATACATCGGGCGTTCTGCAGCGATCTGCCAGAACTGTACGCCCAGCATCATTTCGCCGGTCATCTCGTCCAGCAGCGGGAAAAAGCCGCTGAAGCTGTTGCGGGCCATCTCGATCACCTCAAGGTGGTTGGCGTTCCAGTAACCCCAGGCGCAGCCGTGCAGCAGCGCGCGCTCGCCCAGGCGCTCCAGCTGGTGATCGAAATCCGCACCGAGTCGGCGCTTTACGTCCTCCGGCAGGCTCACGCCCTCGGAGAGCAGAAACTGGTTTTGCTGTGTCACGAAGCGGAAGAGGAAGCCGCTGCCGATGCGGTTGCCCACCACATCCTCCGTGGCGGCTCGCACGCGGCGGCGGCCCTGGGCGTCCCGGCCTTCGATCTTGCGGGCGCGCAGGATGGTCTTGCGGGCCACGCGGGTGTTTTCGCCCCGGAAATAGCAATTCGCTTCCAGTGCGTTGGCGAAGCTGCGCGACGCCTTGAAGCGCTGCACAGCCTCCAGCAGCAGGGCGCCCCGATCCTCCGAGGTCTGGTAGTCCTGCCAGGTAACGGTGGTAAACATGGTGTATCTTCTCCTTTATATATAGGTGGATTGTCCGGCGTGCCTGTCCAACGCCCGCAGCAGGCAGGCGGCGCTGTCAGGTGCGTCGTCATGGGCGGCATGCCCGGTGTAGTTGAGGATCTGATCCAGATAAGCCCGGTCCGTACCCTCCAGCATGGTGACACGGGGCCACCAATTTCGCAGCCAGGTGCAGATCTTGATGTGCTTGTTGGTGTGCTCCTGATAGCATCTTGCGGCCATGCCGCGCTGGCGCAGCTCCCTGGCAACGTAGCCCTTGTCGCCGTTGCTCTCACAGTGGATGGGCCCGCACATCAGCCGTGTGCACTCTGCGATCACCTCGTCCATCACCTCCTGTACGGGCTTTTGCCAGAGTCGGCCGTAGAGGTAGACCTGGCCGCCGCGGATGCAGCCGCAGGTGAGGGCAGTGAAGTCCTGACCGCCATAGGCCGCATCCAGATGTGCCAGCCCGTCGCGGAGGAGCGACGCATCCGCCGTGAATTCCGGCCGGTCGGTAAACAGCGCACCCTCCGTGGCGATGTGCCTCAGCTCATAATTTGCAGCGAAGAGCGTCGGCGTCATCGACCGCTGAAGGGTGCGCAGCTTGTCCGGGGACAGGAGGCCTGTCGTATAGCAGTCGTACCGCCGGATGTGGGGCATCAGGCTGATGGCGTCTTCAGGGTGCCAGGGCGTTCCGGCATTGATGATTCTTCCGCCCGGGTTGCGGATGTTTTGCAGCTCCTGGTAAATGCTGCGGATCCGCTGACGCTCGGCGTTGGAGAGCCGGTCCTGCAGGTTGACGATGTCATCGGTGATCACGACGTCGGCGTGCTTGCCGGTCAGGGAACCGCCGGTGCCGATCCCCAGCAGCTGCGCAGCGCCACGGAGGGCGCAGAAGGCGCTGGTGTGCACGGTGAACATGTCGCTGCGCGCCAGCGCCACGGGGGTACCATAGATGCATTGGCTCAGGTACTGCAGTGCGTCCGAGCGCAGGAGCATTTTCACCTGCTTGAGCACCTCGGTCACATCCTCATCCGTCTTGCGCATAAAGATGATATTTCTGCGCGGGTACAGAATGAGCATGGCCGCCATGGCGAAGGCCAGACAGGTCGTCTTGTAGCTGCCGCGATGGGCCAGCAGGGTCATGTCCTCCCGGCCGCAGATCATCTGCTGCAGCCACCGGCCGTGCAGCTCGTCCGTCAGCTGGTCAAGGCCGCACCACCGGGCTGTCCGGGCCGGTTGGCGCATCAGGAGCGTCAGCGCCGCCCGTCTCTGGGCTCTGGGGTTCGTCATATTCCTGTGCGATCTCCGCCACCGCCGCTTCGATCTCCGCGATCAGCTCCGGCTGGTATCCGGCGTCATCCCGCGGTGTCAGCAGCCCGTGATGCTTGGCCAGCATGTCCGCTGCCTTCAGCTGATCCGCAGGCTTGTCGCTGTACATCAGCTGTGTCATCACGGCCAGCACATCCTCCGGCGCGGCGACGGGCGGATTGCCGTTTTCATGCGGCATATCGCTGCATTCCTCCTTTCATGGGGAAATGAAAAGGTGCTCTCCCCTTTGTGGGAGAACACCTGAGCAGAAAATCGGGAACATTTGTTCCTGTTATTCCACGCTACCATCATAGCATGGGTATGGTGATAATGCAAGCTAATCTTTGCTAATCGTTGCCAGCCGGTGATAGCGTGTGATAATCGGTGATAACCCTGTCAGCTGAGCTGCATGAGGTAGTCGTTGCGGATCTGGTTAACGCGTCCGCGGCTCATGCACATTTCGCGGGCGATGTTGGCGTCCGTCTCGGCCCGGAGGTAGTAGCTCTGGATCACCATAAACGTCCTGGGACTATGGATCGCCGCCATCAGCATCCCGACGGGCCCGGCGAGCTCTGCCAGCTCGTCCCGTTTGCGCCGGATCATCTCCTCAATGCCGTCCGCCGCCTGGAGCGCTGCGGCGGCCGGGTTGTTCGTGCCGGGCAGGGCGTCAAGCTTCAGCCCGACAGCGCCGCGCGGCTTTCCGCTGTGGCCGGTGTTTTCCAGCTGCACGGTCAGCTCCTGCAGATCGATCACAGCCGTGCGGTAGGCCTGCAGCACATCTTTGCCAGTCATATCAGATCACCCTCCTTCGTGGATGCATAACACGAGAACATGTGTTCTTACGAACCTGAGGTTATTATACGCGACCAAAAGGGTTATGTCAAGAGGGAAAATAAACTTTTAGGTATTGCAATTTCTAACTGTAAGTTATATAATGAAGCAGAGGTGATCAGCATGTACGCAGAGCGTATCCGTGCGCTCCGCCAGCAGGCGGGGCTTTCTCAGCAGGAACTCGGAAGCCGCCTGGGGGTATCGGCAGTCGCGGTCGGCAAATGGGAGCGCGGCCAGACCCAGCCGGACATCCGCAGCCTGACCATCATGGCGGATCTCTTCGGCACCACCATCGACGACCTCTGCGACCATAATGTGGCCGCCGCCGGTGAGGAGAACGGGAGCATCCAGGTCATGACCCGCGCCTTCCGCCAGCTGACCCCGGAGGAGCAGGAGAAGTACATAGCCGTGGGCCGCGCGCTGTTTGCTCATGCCTTTGGCCGTGTGGAGGGAGAAAAGCCGTGAGTACGTCACCGGATCTCCAACGCGCTGTGCGGATGGCCTGGCGGGTGCTCCTTGCCCGCAGGATCAGAAGTCTGCCTGTCGACCCTCTGCCGGTCCTCCGCGCCTGCCGCGATACACGCGTCTACACTGATGCAGAGGCCATGGAGACTCAGTTGGTTCCGCCTTCGCAGCTGAATCTGCTGTTTGTGGAGGCAGACGCCGTGACATGGCGATTCGCGGAAGATGATCGGGTTTGCTACATTATCATCTACCGGCCCGGGGGCAATCCGGCGCGCCTGCGGTTCACTCTTGCGCATGAGCTGGGGCACCGTCTGCTGGGGCACACCGGAAGCACGCCCTCAGAAGAACGCGAGGCGGATTGTTTCGCCAGCCACCTGCTCTGCCCCGAGCCGGTCATGCGCCGGTTACGAGCAGATTGTGCCGATTTGTCGCCGGAGACCCTCGCAGCGGCCTTCTATGTGTCGCGGGCTTGCGCGCGCATGCTGCTGATCCGTCCTGCGTCGGATGCGGCTCCGACGCTGTATACTGAGGTGGATGACATGCTATCTGCCGCTGCGGAGCAAATATGCCGCAGCATAGGCCCTAAAACTCCCGAATGATTGCAAACGAACAGAGCGGCAGTTCCAGCCCAAAAGCGGAACGGCCGCTTTCGCTTTTGGGGATTAAGTTCGGAAAACCAAAAAGATTCGAAAAAACCTGCAAAAAGTTCGAAAAAAGCGTTGACAATTCTTTGGGCAGGTGATAATATAAACAAGCTTGCTCGCGAGGTATGATGCCGAGCGGATGAGCACTGAACCTTGAAAACGATACAGAACAAGAGAAACGCAAACAAGAGACAGTAATTCCGAATGAGTTGAACTTGGTCGGTAAAACCGATTAAGCATAGAGGATTAAACGCAAGAGTTTGATCCTGGCTCAGGACGAACGCTGGCGGCGTGCCTAACACATGCAAGTCGAGCGGGGACAATGGCTTCGGTTGTTGTTCTAGCGGCGGACGGGTGAGTAACGCGTG